TTTCCTTTGCTGTTCCGAGAGAAGAAACTTATCAACGAGTTCATTCAAGTTGATATCTTCTTTCACATACTTTTTATTCTTCTTTACAAGCTCCTTCAGATTCGATGCCATATGTCTCCTTTAAATACTCTATAGCTTTTGATAATACTTCTGTATTTTCTTGAAATAGTCCTAGCCCTTTATTGCAGAAAGAAAACTTTTCTAGTGGAAGCTCATCACCACAACATTTACATATTCTTGTTTCTATCACATTCCTCACTTAAATACCTATCTAATGCGATAGCATCCTCATAACGTACCACGGCCAGCCTTAGCTCAGGTCTATCTACAAATTCAATTACCATCATTGGCAATTTTCCCAACTTAAATGCTTCTTCTGTAATACTCTTAAAGTATGCTTTCTTTATTGAATAGCTTTTTGCTTCAGTATACTTATGCTCTATAATAAAGTTATCGGCATGAATGTCTTGTTTCCAAAAGGGAATTGAGCCGCTATTTATTGTTGCCCTCCCACCTTGAAAATCCTTAGCCGTCTTCTCTTCTAATTTCCTTGACTTCTTATTGCTCAACTACTTTTTGCCCTTCACCAAATAATAGATAACAAACCCTATGAAAATTAGAAAAAGAACGAATATACTAAACAACGCACTAATCCATAGAGGACTAAATACCCACCACCAACTCCAATCAATAGTCTCTGTCAACTTTAGTACAACAAAAACTATAGTTAAAATAGTGGCAATAGGCCAACTTGCTGTGCTAGTAGCTGCTCCACCTTGGGCTGTCTGCCTACTCATTTTCTTCTCCTTTAACTATAACAGTGACATTACGAACTACTTCTTTAGCCAGTTCTTCTCCTGACTCATCTACATAGAATTTTCCATTTTCATCTTGGGCAAATAGAATGGCTATTGAGCCATCCCTTTCTACCTCTGTACATCTAGAGGAAATATCTTCTCCGTCTTTAAGCACAGTTGTTCTACATCCAAGAGGTGTACCAGCTTTAATCCTCATTAGTATTTCCTTTTAAAATGGCTTGCATAACCAATTCTTCTAGCCTAGGATATTTATCGAGGTTATCCACAACCCATTCTGCTACTGCTGCTTCGCCTTGGAGAGACTTCTCTAAGCCGAATTCTCCAGGAAGGGCATACCAAGCACCTGAACGCGATATCACGCCCGTTAAGATGCCGTAGGTGATGATTTCGCCGGTCCTGTATATCTCCCCTGCCTTGCCTTTGGGGTTATCCTGAGTAGAGAACCAAAAAGCTCCAGCTTTATGAGGCGGGTATGTCTTGTTCTTTACTACAGTGAATCTACTTTCCTGCATTATTTGAGTACCATCTTTAGAATCATTTACTACTTCACCTTTACGAATTTTGACTCTAATCATGGCACCAAATTTAACTTGTTCTCCACCTGGAGTAACATCCGGGTCGCCATATCCACCAATATTCTTGTATGTTTGGTTGACTACAAGAATTGTGGTTTGCCCTAAATCTAGTTCGTCAGAAGTTAAGTCTACTTTTCCTTTACTTTTTCTGACAAACTTGTTACCCAATCTAGCTCTAAGTCCTACAGTGAATTCTGTTATATCTCCATCATATTCTGCTTTTGGACAAGCAGCAGCTAATGAATCTACTACAATTAAAGCACAATCCTGGCTATGAATTAAATCTACAGCAATTTGTAACCCGTCTTCCATATATTCAGGAGAGCTAATAAGCAAGCTATCAACATCAACGCCAATCTTTCTAGCCCAATCTGAGTCAAACGCTCCCTCAAAATCAATGAGAGCTACATTAGCATTAGGATAATCCTTCTGAGTCTGTGCCATAGTAAGCTGAGAAACGTAAGATTTACCACCAGAATTATGAACTACTATCCCATTGGCAATAAAATTATTGTTAGGAGCAACCATAGAAATATCATAGGTTACTTTATCTTCAACATATTCTATTGAGACAATAGTATCCCATTTCTGCCTGTCTTTTTTCTTATTAAAAGAGTTACGTCTATCGACTACAGCTATAGAGTCTCCAACCTGTAAGTCTCCAAGCCTTTCATACCCATTTGTAGTTAAATACAAATGTTCAGTAGTAGATTTCAATGTGAAACCGTGTTTTGTAGTAATCCTACAAAGACCTTTAATACCTGAGTTATATACAGAGATAACTCTATTTAAAATAACTTCATTGGTTGCTTCATCAACAGACTCTATATAAATCTCTTCATTTTTTAAATTTACTTTAAAAAGTTCAGAGATTGTTATTGGTCGTACTCTATCCTTCCCTCTTTTCTTTTCCCAATGAGGAAGATGATAATTAACTACTGAATCTCCATCTAGGCAGTAAGGGCCAAAAACCTCATTAAGCTTTCCCCATGCCCATCCACCACCAGTAGCTACATCAAGAGAAATAGAGCCAGTTTTAAGCCTGTTTATTTTCAAGCCTCTAGCATCGGCACCACGAACTAATGCACCTTTTCCATATTTCTTGTTTGCATCATCAATTACTTTCTGTATTGCCAATTCTTTCTCCTGTTCTGTAAGTGGGTTGATTCTGAAATCTCTTAGAACACCCACAAGAAAATCCTGTATCCCAAAGCTCCAATCAATAGCCACAAGATAGCATATACGGCTACGATTGTAAAGCCCGTACAGACTTCTTGAAATCTCTTAACGATATCTTTTTGCTTGATTTCTATCTTTGGCATTTCTAGCTTTGTCATTTCTTATATCCTTTTCAGCATCATATCCACATTTTCTACACATCATTGAATCTTGGTCTATATAATTTCCACACTCAGGGCATCTAATAAACGCTGATTGATACTCTCTATACTTCACCGAAAGCTCCCTCTAAATAGGAGGCTGCTTTTTTGAACAGTTCTATATCATCATTGAAAACCCCTAAACCTCTATTACATCTACTGCAAAGAAGCCCACGAATTTCTCCGGTACAATGGTTGTGGTCAACAGATAACATAGCTGTCTTTCCTTTTATTTTCAATGACTCTGGTTTTCCACAAATAGCGCATACTTCTCCCTGTTTAATCAGCAGTTGTTTATATTCATCATGAGACAATCCATAAGTCTTCTCTCTTTTTTGAGAGAGAATTCTTTCAACATTATCATAGTAATATTTATTATGAATCTTTCGATTGCATTTTCTACATCTATACTCTAAGCCGTCAGGTGATAAAGTTTTTCTAGTAAAGAACTCTGAAGTAGCTGGAAGTTCAAGGCCACATTCTATACACGTTTTTCGATTAGACGTTTCCAAAAATGACTCTTTCTATTTCGAAGTGTCTGTCTTGAACAGCATACGACTCTACTGTATGAAACGGAATTTGAAAGAAATCTAAATAAAACTGTATAAGAAAGTCTATCTCTTTTTGATATTCGGGGTCTGTACTTCTCACACCATCATGTTCTAACGGAATCATAGGAGGAAAATAAAAGTGCATATCCTCTTCAGTAAATCCTGGAAACGATAAAGTATTTACAGTGTGCCATGCATCTAACAATTCATCAGGAAAAGGTAATGCCTGAGAATAGGCACATTTACAAACCCAACTTCTATCAGAAATAAACGGAGTAGAGGTAGATAGAAAAGCCAGCATAGCATTTCCAGCTATAACTACTTCATCCCACGGAGCAGCTTCTTTATTCACTTTGATAATACCAGCCTCAAATAAACTACGTCTTTCCATATCAACTTTAGTATATTCTGGATGTACATTACGAAAATAATCTAGCTGAGTAGTCTTACCTGTACCATGAGCGCCAGTAAACCAAACCCTCTTAATTTTGCTTTCCATTTAATTCTTTCCCTCACTCCATTTTTTACAGATAATAGGGTTAACTTCAAGAGGTACTCTCAAATCGTCATTGAAAGGATGTTCCATATGCTTCTTCATAATCGCAGCCGCTTGTTCAGACTGTTCATGCTTACATTCTACCACAAGTTCGTCATGAATCTGCAATAGAATATGGGCATCAAGTCCTTCTTCTTTAAAGTCTCGATGAATCCAAACCATAGCTGCTTTTAGTACATCTGAAGCAGAACCTTGGATAATAGAGTTAACAGCTTGGCGCTTACACCTAGCTATTTGTCCTCTTTTATGCTTTACAGTCTCTTCATCATCAGTAGAGTATATCACAGGAAGGCCATGAAACAGCCTTCTTTTTCTACCAAGAATTGTCTTTACATGATGGTCTTTGTTTTTAGTAGAGGCCATCCTATCACCAACAAATTTAACCCAGGCTTCAAGAGTTTTAAACTTAGCATAGTATCTATATCTTAGCTGTTTGGCTTTTTCTTTGGATTCATCTGAGGTATCCTTAAACAAGATTTCTGCCATAGCCTGAATTCCTTGACCATAAGCTGTAGCAAAGTTTTGTGTCTTAGCTGTACGTCTCTCTTCTGGAGTAATATCTTCTTTCTCAAAAAGAATTTTTGCTGTAGCCAAATGGATATCTTCGCCTGATTTGATAGCTGCAATAAGCTTTTCATCCTGGCTGTAATGAGCCAGCAAACGTACTTCCAACTGCGCTTCATCAGCAATAATCAAATCATATCCTTCAGGAGCATAAATAGCCTCTCTAAGCCACCATGAATCAGTAGTATCCTTATAGATTGGCTCATGAGGAATGTTCTGCATGTTAGGTGCGGAAGAGCTTAATCTTCCTGTCACTGTTCCATATTGGTATGCTTCTCGTCCAGAGTTATTGAATGTAGGATAGATTCTTCCATCAACAACATACTTTTGATAGCCAACAGCATAAGTAGAAAGCAACTTTTTGATGCCACGATACTCTTTAATCAGATTTGCAGCAGGAGTATCAAGTCTACTTAAAGCTTTTTCATTAGTACTCGGCGTTCTCTTACTCGGGTCTTCAATATTATTCCATATCGAAGGTTTAGCATATTTTTTAGGAGAATAGTCATCTACTTTAGTTAGAGTAACTCCTTCACCTTTTTTCCTTTTAATCTTTATTCCAAAGATTTTCTCACAAAGCTGCTGTGGAGAACCTATGTTAAACTCTCCAAGCTCTCTATAGATTTTAGCTTCTAATTCTATTGCTTTATTGGTGAGAATATCTTCGCCTCTTTTCAGATAATCAAGGTCACATGGAGTACCATGTAGAGTCATATCAATAAGAACATCAATAAAACTCATCTCGATATCAGAAGCTAAGTCGAAGTGTTTCTCTTCTAAGCTATCTTTCAAGTAAAAATAGAGACGGTATGCAACTTCCGCATCTCTCTTAGCATATTCATAAAACTCTTCTTTACTGAGCTTTCTAGCCTCATCAAACTTAATCATTTTCATATCAAAAAGCTCTGAGCCTAATGTCTTAGCATCTTTTATAGCATTCTCATCAAGATACCAATAACCTACCAAAGTACAGAACTTATGTTTTGGTCTTACACCAAAAAAGTAATCTGCTATCTTAGCATCGAATTGAATGTTGTGAGCTATGAACAAGGAATCTTGACTAAAAAGACCTCTTAACCTCTCAACTAAGACGAGTCTTGGTATGTTCGTGTCATTGAAAGGAATATAAATAGGCTCTAGAGTTTCGCTTCTTAATGCAAGTCCTTCTATCTCACACATCTTGTGATGAAGGGCTGCTTCTTTATATTCAACGCCAGGATATGCACCTGATGGATTAGTTTCGAAGTCAAACGCGATGTACTCAGAAGTTGATAAAATTTCCAATACTTGATTAAGCTCTTCTTCTGTTGTAATAATCATCTTTTTTACCCTAACAAAGTTAAAAAGAAATAGGGGAGCAGCAAAATATACTGCTCCCCTTTCTTTTGCTTATCCCTTTTTCCAATCAATATCTTCATCATCGTCATCATCGTCATCATTTTCATTAGAAGCCGTAACCGGCGCATTGTTAATAATGGCGATAAGTTCAGCCCTAGTCTTAGGAGCTAGAGCTTCTTCAAGGTCATACAATTCCTGACCTTCTGGAAGGGTAAACTTCTTAGTGGCTTTTTCCACTTCGATGTTCCAGGCAGTACTTTGACCTGAACCCATTTTACTGATTTCCATAACCCAAGTCGGATATGGACCATACTTATTCCTCTTCTTATTGAGAACACGAAGCAGGGTAATTCCCACTCTCCAAATCTTTACTTGGTCTTTATGGGTTTCCCCTTTGCGGTCTGTGTATTCCCTAGGGTCAAACACATTAAACACAAATTGATTCTGCGCTCTACCCACAGGGGATTTAGGAGTATTAGCTTCCTCACACAATGGGCATCTTTCGTCACTAATGTCCTGAATGCAAGTGAACCAGCCTTTACCCTTTACAAAATGAGCGCGAATGTTGAAGGAATCATCATCAAGAATACGAACTCCTTGAGCTTCTTCCCCACTTTTAAGGAAGAACTCTCTAGTCCAATTTCCTTGAGTGGCTGCTGCTTGTGCTTCCGCTTCCTCAAATCCTTTACTGTACCAACCCATTAATCCTCCTATTTCTTAAATTCTTTTCCGACACTTATTGCTGTTGCTATAACAAAACCTAAAATAGTAAAGAAGCCCAATGCTGCTAGACTTCCAAATACAGTGATTAATACTTCCTACCAAGGCATTACTTTTTCTTGCCTTTCTCTCTTAGAATTTCCTGATAAAGCTTTACTTGTTTAATATCATAAATATCTATATCAATTTCATCTTCTACAATTCTACGAAGTTCTTTATGAAAATGAGTGATACGCTCTTTAAGAGCTTCTTCTGACATTTCTCCATCTTTTTCTGTATCCCACTCTTCTGTGACACCAGCATAATAGCTCGGCTTCACAAACTCGTAAGTATTTTCTCCAAGACTCAGAGTTACCTCGATAGAACATCCTGCTACAAATCCTTGCTTCATTCTACTAACTCCATTTCATCAGAAAACGTAAGGTTATCAAACTCTATAGGAATATTTATTTGTAGATTTACAATATAAGCACTTTCTCCTTCTGGTCCTTCTTCTAGGGCAGAATCTCTACAACTTCCCCCTCTGTTTCTAGAGGGATATTCCAATAATTACTAGGGTCTTCCGTGTTTTTAACGTACTTTACTTTATCTCCAACCTTAAATTTCATGGTCTTACCATCCTACCAATCGTCTTCATCATCTACTAGTTCAGGAAAGAATTTGTCAACATCAAGCAGTCTACGTCTCCAGCTATCAATATAGATTTGAAGCCTGAAACGACTGAACTTCTTATATTTACGGTCAATCTCTAGCCAATCATCTGCATCCTGAGACTGCCCATAGTTTATCACAATCTGCTTGGAAAGTGCAAGGGCATCGGCTGAAAGCTCTTTTACCCATTCAGGAATCTTGATACCCTGCTTATAAGGCCAAACCTCCTTGTAGATATATTCTATCACAGCAAGGTCTTCAATGGAATAGAGGCGCACTTTCCTCTCATTGTAAAAGTTCGCTGGAGGAAGATGGCCTCTTTCAATCTTTCTATTGACAGCACTTTTAGAAGTGCCAAACAGAGCCTTCACATACCTGATAGGAAACAACGGAACTTCATGCTCTCTGATTTGATATACGTGCATGATTACAATCCTATAATCTTAGTAATCTCTGTCTTATTGCAGATAAACCATTGACCGCATTTTTCACATTTCCATTTCATCTGGTCTTTAGGAAGTTTCCCCTGACCAGTTCTGTTATGATAAATCCAACTAGTTTCTCCACATCTAGGACAGGATAGTTCCACATCCAAAACTTGACTGTAAGCTGGATTCCTCAAAGGTCTATAGGCAATCCTATATACTTTGTTGTTTACAAACTCTTCATCATGAGGATTCAACTTCTGGCAATTCTCCTTGTTTTGCTTTTTCAATTTCTTTACGCAGTTTCTCTATGGTCTTTACTTCTTCGACACTAGTATTGACTTTGGTAGCCCAAGAAATGTTCTCGGAGAATATATCATCAAGCTCGGATGCTGTAATCTTACCAGCATTGTACGCCTCAATAATTTTTTCCTCATCAATCTCCCAAGAAACTACCTGCATAATACAGGAATCATAAAGACCTTTCTCTTTCAAAAGCTGTTCAGCAGCAATCGTATTGAGAGTACGAGAGATTTTCTTGGTCCTAACAATCTCGGTATCATCCATGACAAGATGTAAATGACCATTCTGGTCTTCCACTCCATATGCATCAGCGGCACCTTCAACAATAGGACGAACTTCTTTGTCTCTCTTAGCTTTGAGCAGCTTCTCCTGTTGATTCATTATCTCATAGGTAATGGCCGCTGTCAATATCATTTCCTGCTTAGTCAGAGGCAATTTTAGGAACGTTTTAGTACGTTCCTTTACAGCTACTTGCGTCTTCGGTTCTTCATCTTGTTGCATCAGCGTTTTAAGTGTCATTCTTCTTTTCCTTTCCACAAAGGTCTACCCATCTGAACGTATAACCACAATCAGAACAGGTCATAAGTTTAGAGCGCCTCTGTTTTATTCTTTCACCTGACTTATCTTTAATCTTATGCACTCTATCTCCACCACACTCAGGACAAAGCATCTTAATCACCATACTCATTCGCTACAGTGTAATACATATTAGTCAAAAGCTCAACCGCTTCGTCTTCTGGCATACCATACTTACACATTTCTTCCGCAAACCCTACCAATTTTCTAGGAGTATGACTAGACCACCACTCATCACAAATAGCATAAATAGCTTGTTCAGTTTCTAATGAAAGTCCATTATCCATATCATTCCTCCGTTATCAACCACTGATTGATAAAAACTCTATCATCAGCAAATACTGGAATGTTCTCATCAAGCAGCCAGCAACCGTCTCTATCTTTGTACATAGCTCGACCTCTCTGCTGATAGAGAGGATATTCATCCCACGGTTTTCCATGCTCCATAATCATATCAAGCATACTATTACAATTCATTCCATGCAACTGCTTATGACTGAAGATAGAACGAGCCACCATTTGAATAGAGTTTCTGATAGCGTCTTGCTGTCTCCAAATAAAATAGTTACATACTTCATCCTCTGGAATAGCAAAGCATCTAGAATCAAAAGTAGCTTCTTTCCCTGTGCTTAAACAAAACGCAGAAGCAGCGAGACTCGCAGATATACTTGCGATTTTCTGTACATCATTTCGAAACCACGGCTGCGATGCAAGTTTATTGTAAGGGATTAAAAGGAGGGAAATCTCATCGGATTGGCAATAAGCAAAGCGAACCGTGTCTATACCAGTACACATCTTCCTCATTACCACGTTCATATGAGCTATGAACTCTATATCAAAAGGCTTCTGCAACCCTCTAGTGAGCGTATGGAATGCTCTCCCATCTACTCGTATGATAACAGGCATTCTCCAGGGTAAATAGCTGGAGAATGCCTGCTCATAGTTGTTCTTCATTCTATCGCCAAGTGCATCATTCATCCTTTAACCACCGCCAAAGGTCTGAGCTTTACAATAGGAGTAACCAAATCTTTCTGGTTCTCCATTATGGTATCAATATCTTTGTAGGCTCCCGGCGCTTCATCCAAGTCCGATTGGTTTCTAACACCATGTATGATTCCTCTTGCCTCAAGGTTTGCGATTTCTGCACCAAGGTCCAATCTCCGTGTTGCTTCTTTTCTACCCATTCTTCTACCCGCGCCATGAGAACAAGACGCAAATGATTCAGCATTACCTAATCCTTTCACGATATAGGAGTTTGTTCCCATACTTCCAGGAATGATTCCTATTTCTCCTTCTCTCGCTCTAGTAGCACCTTTTCTATGCACAATTACATTCTGCCCATAGTGATTTTCCCATGCAGCATAGTTATGGGCTATATTTATAGCATCCCCAAACTCAGCACCATTGAAAAGGTTCATAATAGACTGAATAGCTCTCATCATGTGCATACGATTGGCATAAGCAAATTCTACACAATATTGCATTTCGGCCATGTAACATTTTCCTTCCAAAGTATCCATAGGAAGAAAAGCCAAGTCCTGCTTAGAATCTACACAAGAAAACCATTTCTCATTAAGACGTTTGGCAACATTATTATAGAAGTCACAAACTTTCTTACCAAGATTACGAGAACCAGAATGAATCATTAACCAAACATTATCTTCTTCGTCTGCTTGAATCTCAATAAAATGGTTGCCACCACCAAGAGTACCTAATTGATATGCAGCA